GTCTCATGCTTCTCATCTATTTGGTGGCACGAACTTGGTGGCTATGACTGCGAACTAGAGAACGCTCAATGGCTTAACCCTGAACATAAAGACTATTTCCTCAGCATCATCAAGCGTGACTTCCATGTGTATGATGATGAGAGAGCAAAGCGTATAAGGTCAAAGCTCTTCAGCAAGAAGCGTCATCACACAGAGAAGACAGGCGTCATTTGGTATGATAACCTACGTGAGCACATCATTGAAAAAGCAACATCTTGGGGAGAGCACAACCTGCCTGAAGACATCATGCTGACTGTGCATAACGTCTTTACTTACCTTGAGTGGCAAGTTGTTGAACGTTGTTTGCAGGCAGGAAAGGAAGCCTTGTTAATTCATGACGGCATTATTTTCAGTGAACTTGATGTTAAGAAAGCTGCCTATCTTGCAAGCCCTCACAAACTTAAAGTGGAGAAATGGTAATGAAAAGCAGAAGACCAAAAACAGAAGAAGAAAAGCAGGCAATTTCAGAAAAACTGAAAGGCAGAAAGTTTGGTGAAAAACATAGAGAGAGACTGAAACAATCTGCTCTCGACTATTACAGCAACAGTGAAGCACGGCAGAAGTTGTCAGAGCGTATGCTAACTGCAAAGCGTCCACCTGATGCATTTTGCACTCATTGTGGTTTGGTAGCAGACATTGGTAACATAAAGCGTTGGCATGGAGACAATTGCATAGCTAATATTATGGACGAGGCACTGGTGACACACGAGCCGGCTTCTAATGAGCCTACCAATAGTCCATACCATCAGCAACCACGAGGTGATACGAAGGCCACAGGAGGTCACTAGCAGGCCGTTATGCAACCGGTGCGGCAACATGTTATAATATAAAAACAAGAGGAAACAAAATGCTGAAGAAACTTTTTCATACTTTTTTTGGACTGCTCGACACTGTCATGCTGGCGCTTCATGTTTTGGCAATGATGATTGTTCAGGGTCTTCTCGTAATGGCATTTGTTGTGATGCTTGTAATTATTTTTGTTTAATTGCATTTTTTGTTGCCAAAACGACTTTGTAGGCATATATATCTTTAGGCGGCAAGCTTAATAGTGAGCCCCGCTGGTAAAAGTCTTTAGTCTCTCTGTCATTTGTTTGTTTCCTTAGATCAACAAAGGCCTCACAGTTCCTACGCTGTTGAGGCCTTTGTTTTGTCTCGAGTTTGCTCAAATTTCTGTTATTGTAACTGTGAGTGACCAAGTCTTTCCAATTGACTTCTTTGCAAAGACCTGAAAGATTTGGTTATCATCAAGATAGACAATGTCTTGAAGTGCGTCACAAATCGTGTCAAAGCAGTTATGCAAATCACGACGACGTCTGTCTGGAAACTGAACGTGTAGCTCCATTTGCAGATTGCCTGTTAGTGGTTGCCAATTATCAATTTGACACACAACCTCAGATGCAGCCTTTGCCAATGCATCTTCAAAGTCAGTCACATCTTTTGGCTTATAGACACGTCCACGACCAACCTTCATTTTGTTTTTCTTGCTCACAATAGGAACGCCGTCAAGCTGAAATGTTAATGATGTTTGTTGCATTTGTTACTCCAAGTGTTTTATGTGTACTATATATCTACTAGATAGTATCTCAAATATGCAAAAAGGAACCAAAATACTTATGACAAGCAGTGACGCAATCTTCAGTGAAATAGAAAAAATATGCATAGACCCAACCGAGACTGAGCATATTGGTGAACTGTTTCAAATATTGGCTATCACTCCTGATGCCTTTCAGGACAACATTTTCAACATAAGCGTCTCAGCACCTGTCATATTTATTGAAAGAACTGAAAATAAGATTTCAGTCTTGTTAGGAGAACGCGTTTGCACTTTCTACAGGGCGCTCGATCTCGGTGGTCAATATGTCTTCTCAGCGTTTCAGCAAAGAAAGAACAACTTCGCAGTGCAGATTTATACTTCAAACTTCCAAATGCACGATAATGTGAACAAGTTATTTGGTGAGTCTCAATCAATAAACTTAACACGAAACATAATGATACCATTTTTGGTGCCAGTGGAGAAACTGAGATGAACAAGACGAAGCGTATTATAAATTTTGTCAGAAACAGTTCGGTTGAAGACTTACAAATGATTGTTGAAATAGCATATGCTGAACTGCATATGAGAGAGTTATTAGAAAGACTCACAAATGAAAATGAAGAGCAAGTGCGGGCCGAACAAACACAAAAATTAGGAGAAAATTAATGGCAAGGAAAGTTACGTTTGCAACGCGAGTCGGAAGAGTCCGCCGTGCAATCCAAAATGGCGATGTTCAAAGAGGTCTAAAAGAGTTGATGATACTTGGTCTAGAGGCTAATGAACCTGAAGACTACAAACTATCACCCAGAACTCTTTATGACATGTTATCAACCCTCAAAAAATTACGTGAACAAGAAGGTGCAGTAGATGACGGTGAAGAAACAGAAGAACTCGACGAGTGGCTCAAAGACGAAATTTCTCCAGGTCATTAAAAACGAGCCACTTCGATTTATCAGCAATCTGATAATTATCAATAAAAACGGTAAGCGTGTCAAATTACAACCAAATGCTGAACAGATAAAAATCATCTCTGCCTTGGAAGAAGGCGGCGATACTCTTGTCTGTAAGGGCCGACAAATTGGTTCATCAACAATCATCTCAGCTTACTTGTTTTGGAAAGCATATGTTGCTGAAGAGCCTGAGACTTATGCAATCTTGAGCCATAAGATGGGCAGTTCAAAGCATTTGCTAAAGATGCATAAAACATTTTATGACAACTTACCAACGTCACTAAAGCGTGAACTTGCAGTTGATAACACAATGGAACTGCGTTTTGCTGATACAGGCGCCGGCATCATTGCTGCATCTGCTGGTGGTGAAGGTGGTCTACGCTCATTTACATGTACTGCTCTTCATATGTCAGAGTATGCTTTCAGTCCGAACCCAGAAGAGCTGAAGGCAACAGCAATCAGCGCCCTGAACAATGGTCAGCTCATTATCGAGAGCACAGCAAATCACTTTAATGATGCACTTCATCAAGAAGTTATGAAATATGACCGTGGTGAAGCATCATGGAACTATCTTTTCTTCCCATGGTTCGAACACGAAGAGTATCAACAAGACCTACCACCAGGTGTCGCTTGGACTGAAAGCGAAATAGATGAAAGGGGTCGCTGGGGTTTGACTGATGAACAGTTGTATTGGCGTCGTCTGAAGATAGAAAAGATTGGAAGAGACAAGTTCAAACGTGAGTACCCTGCTGACATTAATGATGCGTATGCAATTTCAGGCAACACTTGGCTTCGTGCTGATGACTTCAACAACATTGAAGTCCTGCGTGTTGACCCGACTGAACTTGTAACATTTCAAAAGCCACAAGCTGGCGAGTCATATGCAATTGGTGTTGACACCTCAGGCGGCGTTGGAGGAGACAATGCAGTCATCTATGTTATCAACAAGCGAACAATGCAACCTGCAGCAATTTGGCGCTCTAATCTTGTCCCTCCAACTGGTCAGGCTGAAATGGCAGTGAACCTTGGGACATCATACAACAATGCTCTCGTACTTGTAGAAAGTAACAACTACGGCCATGTTGTCATTAATGAGATGAAACATCAAGGCTATCACAAGCTCTGGAAAGATGATAGTGGTGGTGATTGGACAACAACAGTGAAGACCAAAACTGAAATGTTTGAGCGTTTGAAAGACCACATACAAAAGTGTGTCATTAGACAAGTCGACAACATCACATACTCAGAGTTGCGAGCAATCACAATAACTGAGCGTGGCTTGATACAGCTTCCTGAACAGATGTCAACACACGCAGACTCCGCAGTTGCAATGGCACTTGCTTATACTTGCGCTGAAAAGGTGATATTGCGTCAAAACTCTTATCTTCCAGATTGGGTTGTGGCAAACAGAGCACAACGTATCACAAAAAATGCAGGTGCATCAGTTGGAAGATCTCGAAGGTACTAATGGAAAAAGAGCACACTTTCAGATGACAGATGCAAAAAATGTGTTAAAAAGACGCAAACTTTGTTATTTTTAAGCAATAGTCGCGTATATATAGTAACATTGGAGATAAAAACTCATATGGCACGCACAGTTGATGATGCTTTGAAATTTTGTACACTTGTCTTGGCTGAGCATAAGAAGTATTGGCTTGACAAGCAGGCAGAACTGAAGCGCTACAAGAACGTTTATGAGAACAAGTTTTGGGCTGACCACAAGTTTGATGACACAATGATACGTGTTGAGACTAGTGATGGTTTCAGTTATATTGAAGGTTTTATTTCAGCTTTCTTTGCACGTCAGCCAGCTGTTGTCGTTGGAGCAGACATTGCTGCTTCAGGCGGTGACCCTAAGCTTGCTCAAGCAGCAAGTAACAGATTTCTTTATAATCAGCGCGAACAACTTGAGATTGCTGCAAGACTTGCACTCATTTATGATTACTCAGCGTTGAAACTATCACCACGTACTTCGTCTGATATGTTGGACAAAGTTGTTATCAAAGCAGTTCCTTGCTGGGAAGTTGTTGTTGACCGCGATGCAACTGGTGCTGATGACCAGAGATACATTGGACACAACTACTACATCACACTTGCACAGGCAAAGCAGATTTGGGGAACCAAGAAATACACTGCAGTTCCAAAGGTAGACTACTTTACTTCAGATGACAAAGGTCGCCTTCCTCGTTCAAACAACTCACTTCCTGATGATTATCTCTATATTGAGATACTTGAGCTCTATGACTTTGTCAATGATGAAGTATATTTCTTCTCACCAAACTATCACAATGGTCAGAAGTTCTTGCTACGTGATACCATACCAGTCAGAACTTATGATGACAAGGCACTTGCTCCAATTGTTCCACTGTTCTTCTCACGTGTACCAAGTCGTCCATTTATAGGGCTTTCGGCAATGGGCCGTGTTTATGACCAGATTTACGAGAAGAACGTCCTCAGAACTTACTGGGCAAACGCTGTCCGCAGAGACAGTCGCCAATATCTCTACAAGGAAGGACTTGTCGATGAAGAGGCACTTGCAAAGGTAACTGCTGGCATTGACGGCGCAATGATTGGCATTGACAATGATACACTTGAAGGTGTCATCAAAGCAGTTCCAGTTGAACCAATCTCTGGAAACTTTGACCGTTACCTCGCATACATTGAAAGTGACCTTGCTCGTGGCTCTGTCCTTGCTCCTTTCAGTCGTGGTGAGGCAACAAAAGCAACAGCAACTGAGATTACAGCTCTTGCACAGTACTCTGCATCTGAAATTGGTAAGATGGCAAGAGAGCGTGATAATGCACTTGAAAATATCATCATCACTTATCTTCGTCAGTTGGTCTTGCTTGCTGATGAAGGCGAGACCGCTGTTCTTGATGTTGAAGGAACTGCAAAGGTTCTAACAGCAGACGACCTGGAAGGAAAGTTCCGCATCAATGCACTTGACCAAGGCAGCACACCTCTTTCAGATGCTATTAGAAAGCAGAACCTCATCAGTCTTCTTCCAACGCTTCAGGGTCTTGGCGTCGCTCCAAGAGCTGTTCTTGAAGAGATTGTCAGAAACTACGAACTACCAAAGACCTTCCTCCAAGTCGATGAGGTTAAGAGCCCAGCACCTGGTCCTTCAGCTTCTGACATTGCAAATATTGAAGGTGGTCCTACTACACAAACAACTGGCGCTGAAAAGATTGCAAGCGCACTTGGAGTTGCATAATGCCGATTTATGAGTGGAAATGTGATAAGTGTGGTCTGAAAGATGAACACATTATGTCATGGGAACGTGCACAGAGGGTTGAAGTTGTCTGCCAGAAATGCTCATTAGCAATGACACGTATTGTTTCTCTTATTGCAAAAACTGCAATGGGTTGGCACGGAAATTGGTCTGAAGGCATGAGTCATACTTACTTCAGCAAAGCACTTGGTCGGCAGGTTGCCAATGCACGTGAAGAGGCCAAGATTATGCAGAGCCGTGGCTTTGTAAATGAGCGTGACCTGCCACAGCACTGGTTTGCAGATAATCAGAGCAAAATAATTGAAAAGAGAGCGCAGCAAGATGCACTTTCAGATACTTATGCAAGTAAGATAAAGGGTGGTCTGACACCAGCTCAGGCGATTACTGAAACCTTTACTGCTGAGAAGTGTCTTAGTGGTGAACTAGATAAAGTGTGGGACGATAAAATTTCAACGACCTAATTGGTCAGGAGACATTATGAAAAAAATCAAAATCGAGATTGGCGGTGATATGACTGGACCACTTTCAGGTGGACTAAAAGAAGCAGCATATGCTGACAGTGAGACCGTGAAGGTATTATCACCAAAAGGCAACTTCACTGGGAGAGGTTTGGCTCCTCTTGTAAAAGCTACAAATAAGTTGCTTCCACTTTTTGGACAGTCTGGTGACTACCCAACCCTCCCTGGTAACTTAAAAGAGCTTCCAGAAGACTTCACTCGTGTTATCACAATGTTCGTAGCAGCTGTTAATGATGCAATTGCTGAGGAAGTTGTTGGACCCGAAATGGCAATCAGCCTTGACAGCATCACAGATGACACTGGCTTGCTAACACTTGCTGGCAAACTGCAGATGCTTGCCTCATCAAAAGACTTCAAGAAGTTCTTGTCTGAGCCACCTACGGACGAGACTCGTGGAACTGAAGCTGGTGAGGAAGGCGACATGCCTGAAGAGGAAATGTCAAGTGAAAATGCTGACCAACTCATGATGGGACGCATGTAAGAAGTAATGTTGAGGAGGGGGCATGTCGCCCCCTCCTAATAGATAAGATAGATACATACTACAAGCATTGGTTGGTCCTTAAGCTGCCAACCATAACAAAACACGGAGAAATATTATGAGCGAAAATGTTGAGACTGTCGCAACTGACAATACCTCAGCCACCGCAACTGAAGCAGTGGTTGAAGAAACCCCAACCATTGCAACTTTGGAAGACTTACTTCAGCTTTCAGTTGATGATGACCCACTCTTTCATGATGATGCAAAACATCAGGGTATGAAGCCAATACAGTCATGGCTAAAGAACGTACCTGAAGAGGTCAGAAAGCATCTTGCAAACATCAGAGCAGACTACACACGCAAAACACAGGAAATCTCAAAAATGCGTGCTGAGGTAGAGGCTGCAAAGTCAGAGCTAACAAGAAACAATGAAAGCCTCCTAAAAGGTCCACTTGCAAATCAGTTAAAGCAAATTGATACTGAGACAAAGTATGACCTCTTTGATGAAGATGGCATGAAGAACGAAATACAGCGTCAAGCAGCTCTCATGTTGAAGCAAATGCTCGAACCTGCTCAGCAAGAGCTTGAAGCAAACACACGTAAGCTTGCTCTTGAGAAGTTCAGAACTGAAAACCCTGAGCTAACTGACGACGCATACAAGAAGCCAATCATCAAACTCTTGCAAGACCGCCCTGAACTGAAGCTTGAAGATGCTTTCTATATTGTGAAGGCACAGATTGACGGCGAGAAGCTGAAGGTTGAAAAGGCAAAGATTGCTGCAAATAAATCTGCAAGACGTGAGACTGCTGTAAAAAGTACAAGTGGAACAAAAGCTTCACCAAGCGGCACTCCACAATTCCGTAGTGCAATTGAGGCATATAATTATCATAAAGCACAAGGAAAGTAACAGATTGGTTTATCATTTCAGTTTTTAGTAATACATACAATTATGCGAAGCAACCTTTCCCGTTCGCAGGAGAAGACCGACAAGTCGACAACTTCTCCTAAACCCTGGTGAAGGAAGCAAAATAGAACCCGGGTAGGCCGGACAATCTAATAGTCTCAAGTTCAATTTTAACAACTAAGTATTTCCAATAGGAAAAGGAAAACATCATGGCTATCTCAAACGATCTTCTCTCTTCAACCCTCTACAGCATCAGAGACTCTGAAGTCGACGAACTCTACAAGAAGGTTGCATTTCTTGACGGTGTCCGCAAAGCCGGTGGCGTCGAGACCGAACCAGGTGGTATCAAAATTCAGCGTCCTCTTGCAATCCAGGAGCACAGCACTATTACCCAGCTAGCAACTGGTTATGAGCCTGTCAACCTTGCAGTGAACGACGTCCTCCGTCCAGCTATCTATGACTGGGCTGACTTCGTGGCTCCTATCGTAGTCACCAAGAAAGAGGAAATGGAAAACAGCGGCGAGTACGCAATCGTCAAGATTGTTGAGGCTCGTATGAAGTCTGTTATGGGCATGCTCCGTAGAGAGCTCAACAAGCAGGTCCTTCGCGGTGACTCTGCAGTCCTTACCT